CGTGATCATTTGGGATGAGCCAGCAGCCAGCGTTATCAGGGCCGCCTTGCGCCCACTGCGCAGGCCAGGGCATACCTGTAGCTTGATCCCAAATCAGCACAAGCGGCCCGTAAAACTCGCCAGATTGGTTCTTCGGCGCTGTATCCATCGACAGCCAGTCGTTCGATTTCATGCTGCTGCCCTCCGCAACGGTTCAACAGACCTCGCCATGCAGATCAGCAGGTCGCGGAACTTGGGCGGTGTACCAATGCGTGGTGCGCTATCTTTCCCGCCGCCTTGGAACGCAAGCTCACCAGCCTTTTTGCAGTAGTCGAGTCCGTGCTTTTCGATAGCCCAATCTGGGAAATTCGGCGCACTCACACCCCATTCCAGTTCAGGCAGGTCACTCACACCGAACGCATAAAGCATGGTCGGCTTTCTGGCGTAATGCCCGTAGCGCCCTTGCTCTACGCAGCAGGTCCACCCGCCATATTCATCCGCCGCGATCCAGCCGCCAGATCGCGGCGGTTTATTCAGGCCAAAGAAGGGCCAAGCGTGGCTCCCCCATGGGTGTTCGATTACCCCGCCCCAGCGGCGCACATCAGAAAGAGCAGCCTTGAAGCATCCTCCATCGTCTCCCTTGCGCTTCCGCTCTCCTGTCCGTTTGATCCACAGCGGCTGACCGGCCCAGAGCTTACCCCAGCGTTGGCACGGAGGATGGGCGACAATCGGGTGAGGCCCGCCATACATCCGAGCGTCCCTTTCTGCGTCCCACATTTCGACGCCAGGCAAGTTTGCGTAGCTGCCGCCCTCTTGGACATACAATGCTGCGACGGTTTTCATGCTGCTGCCCTCCGTAGTTCTTCCGGGGCCACGCCGATCTGTGCGGAAATCCAATCTAGGATCGCGTTCTTGCTCTCCTTGAACCGATCCCCGCCCATGGCGCGCACAGATTGGCTCTCAGGCGTCCAGACGCGCACCACGGGGCCTTGCACTTGGCCTAGGGCGTATCCGTGCGCCTTGACCTCCGCCGCCAGTAGTGCCGCCTTCACGCGGCGCGCTGTGGCGTTTGCCCCGCAGTCCAGCGTGTAGACCTGCGAAAACCCGGTTGCTATGAGCGCGTGTTTGCGGAGCGTTTCCGCAGTCTCGGCCCACGGCATGTCCTGCATCGCTTCCGGCAGGCTGGCCCACGCGTCCTTGATCCATGCGAACTGGTGCCGGTGGCTCTTGCCGCTGCGGTCCCGGTCGATGCTGACCGTGACAAGCTCACCCTCGGCAAGATCAGGTCCCTGATTGGACAGGAGGCGCAGGCATCCGTTTTCCCAGCGGGCGCGGTAGTCCATCAGAACGCCTCTTTCTCGGTCCAGACCTTCACTCCGTCGATCTGCGCCGTTTTGCAGTTCTTCGCCACGTAGGATTCGATAAATGCTGTCATGGCGTCACGGTCATTTACCGCGATCCAATGCAGGGCGGCCTTGTGATCGGTGATCTCGTGCTTTGTGACGGTGCGCAGGCCTTTGACGCTGGCGGTGTCGCGCTTGGCCGCCTGCGCCGCCTTCTCGGCCTCCTGCGCCGCGCGTTTGGCTTCCTCGGCCTCCCGCTGGGCTTCGATGTTCGCAGTGTCGGCTGCGGCCGCCTTGGCTTCGGCTTCCTGCCGGGCTTTGTTCGCGGCTTCCCATGCCTCGCGCTCCTTGGCTGCCTTCTCAGCGGCCAGCTTGCGCTTGAAGCCGTCGGCCAGGGCGGCAAGGCCTTTCGCCATGCGGTCCAGATCATCAATGGTCGGCTTGTACCGGGCGAGACAGGCTTTCCATGCGTCATGCAAAGGCGCGCTCTCAGACTTTTGCGCTGCGGTCACGTCCTTCTTGGCCGCCTTCACCTGTTTCAGCAGAGCGTCAACGGCTTTCATCTGGCCTTCGTTCTCAACCGGCGATCCGTCCAGCCAGCTTTCGGCCTCGGTGATGTGGTCGCCATAGGGCGCAAGCGCTTCATCCAACGGATCCGGCGGATTGTTGTGCAGGCGGTCTGGTGTCAGGTCGTTCATTGGCTCGGTCTCCATCAGTATGGGATTTCATCATCGCCGATCAGCGAGGACGGCGCGGGCTTGTTGGCCTGCTTCCAAGTTTCGATTTCAGCATCGACATGGGCGGCCAGTTCCGGCGCGTCCTTGCGCAGCTGCGCCAGTGCGGGCGGGAAATTCGGGTCGGCCTCCACCGCTACGGCCCCGTGCTTGCGAATGCCGGTAATCATCTGGTCGCATGTGCGCTGCGCCGGTGATGGCTGCTGTTCTTGGCGCGGCTGATGGCGCTGACCTCCATCGCGTGGCGCTGCGGCCTGTCCGTCGTCGTCAACCTCGGCAGACAGCCCGAGCGCGGCCTTTAGCGTGTACCGCTGCAGGTACGTCACGGCGCTGCCAACAGCCTGAAAGCTGTTCTTGCTGCCTGATCCATCAGGGGCGCCGGAGAGCGATGTTTCCTCGCTGTGCCCTTCTGAGTGAGCGATAATGCAAGTGACCTTCACGCCGCCTTGCCCCTGTTCTGTGCGGAAGCGATACGACAGCCCGTAACGCGACAGGATGGGGTCGATCACCTTTGCGATACCGGCCAGCGTCTCGTGTTTGTAATGGGTGCGCCCCTTGTTGCTGGTGAAGTCAACCGTCGCATCTTTCATGATCGGCGGAATTTCGGACCGGGCGTCAGACAGGGCGCGGGCGAACGAAATACGCGCATTCTGCATGTCCATGCGCTCTTTCATCGCCAGCATGCGTTCGAGCTTGTCCAGATCGGCATCCGGATTCATCACCACCCGTTCGATCATCGACACCATCGGGTCAGCCGGCAGTTGGGCGGCGTCCTGGCGGATTTGTACTGCTTCATTCATCGTTCAATCTCCTTGGAAAGGACCCCGGCGACCACAGGGAGTAAAGCCGCCGGGGGAGGTGGGGCGCCCGCTTCGGGTAGGCGCCCAGGGAGGTTCAGTGGTTCAGGCGCTCGACGTGGAATGCCTGAGAAATGCTCTGGAACGCCTTGTTAGCGCCTCCGCCAGCCAGCCATGCGATCAGGCTTGCTGCTGTCATCCATGTGACCGCTACTACGATCCACGCCATGCTGTAGCGGGCGAGGTAGGTGGGCTGTGGAGCCGGTGCCGGGTGCTTCCACGGCCCCGCGCTCCATTCGTGTTCCTGCCCCAGGCGGGCGTCGTGAGTGGTGGTCGTGGCCTGGAAACGTCCCGCCGGGGTGGAGGCTGCAGCGTATTCAGTGCGCAGCCGCTCGATGTTCTGGCCAAGTTGGGTGTGGAGGCAGGTCATTGCGCCGCCCTCTGGTCGGTCAACACGTTCTCAGCAAGGCGCTTGGACGTCTCCACCAGCGGGTTGACGAACTCCACGTCGATGCCGAAATCACGACCCTTGTCGATCAGCTTGCCAAGATCGTGCTGGAACTCGCGGAGGTTCCGCTCTTCCTCGCTTGGCAGGTTGTCGATTTCGCTCCGAAGTGCATCAATCGCTTCAAGCGGCGTCTCCCCGGTGCCTTTGATCTCATAATTCGGAATGGTGCAGGACTTGATCCACAGATAGCACCCCCAACCGGAATCCCCGGAGTGCAGACGCATATGGGCTCCACAGTTCGGGAATTCTCCGGTCTTCTCAATGTAGCGGCTATCGAGAGCCACCATAGCTTCTTTCACTTCTGTCGCTGAAATCATCTCAATCACTCCGCTGCGTGTTGATAGGAGGGGATAGCGCCGCCGTTGCGGATCGCTTCCTCGGTGCGCTCGTGGAACCGGCCTGCCTCATCCATCAGGTTGCCGGCAGCCGCGTGGAGGTCTTCGTCGTTGTCGCTCTCGACCAGCGCGGCGTAGAGGCTGCACAGGATGCTATCGGCCAGATCATCGCCTTGGTTGGCGATGGCCTTGGCAAGATACGCTGCCTTGTCTGGGGTGATGATCATGTCGTGGCTCCCTTTGCTTGAGAACCAAGGTAGTTGCCAAGCTGGCAATCGTCAAGATAAAAAAATGCCGGTCTGGCAATTCTTTTCAAGTCAAGTAATCTGCCCGTGCATTAAGCGCGAACATTTGGGGAGAATCCTACCGATGATTGATTGGTTTTGGCTAGGCATGGAAAAAGAGCGCGACCTCGCGGTGCGCGCCCTAATCACTGGGGAAAGTCTGGACGCTCTTTATAGCGCAAGCCCTGCACGGCGCAGCTTTTCGACCGTATCGTATTCCATGCCGGAAATTCGGCCCAAGATGATGAAGTCCAGGCTAACACCGAACCGATCAACCAAACGGGACGCTTTGTCGTAAGGGATCGCCCGCTGGCCGCCTTCAAAGCGCGACCAGTGGCTGCGCTCTATTTCAAGCATATCGGATATTTCAGACTTCGACAGCCCGAACGCCTCGCGAATAAGGCGCAGGCGTTCGCCTATGGCCTTCGGGGCCATCGTCTCGGCCATGGTGTGTTGGGCTGTGTTTGGCATGGCGAGAAATTGCGCCAGACCATCTTTTTTATCAATTACCGTGTTGGCATCTTGACGAATTGCCAGATCGGCAATAGTGTGTGGGCATGGAGAAAATTGCATCATTTCGAGACGTCATCGACCTTTGGCCCAGCCGCTCCTCTATGGCGGATGATGCTGGGGTTTCGCTTATGGCTGTCCACAACTGGTGGCGTCGGGACCAGATCCCCGGAAAGTACGACGCTGTTCTGATCGACGCAGCTTCGCAGCGGAACATCCCGCTTCACTGGCGTCAGCTTATGGATCTGCGCTCTGTGCGCGCTTGCCACAATGGCAACTGCGCCGCCTGACCCCATTCCTATGCCCAATACCGCTTCCATGCATCAAACGTGGTGGCGGCCCTGAGAAACCCCAAGGAAACGAGGTTGCAAATGGCCCAGTTGCGCGACTTGGTGAACGCCCAAATGGCGGCGCTGATCGACGGCACTTTCGGCTGTCTGGACGCTGCGGCGGAGACGATCAACGCCCGCACCGGCGGATCGCTCACCAAAGGCACCATTTCCAAGCGCCTGTCCGGTCAAATCGGCTGGCCGGTCGATGAGGTCGCCGCGCTGGAGGACGCCGCAGGGCGCCACCCTGTCACCCGCGCGCTGTCCCGCCGCCTGAACCCTGATGAGCGCACCGCAAGCGGCTCCATTCTGGCGCAGGCCGGGGCGATCAGCAAGGAAACAGGGGAAGCGGTCAGCGCTATCCTTGCAGCCCAGCAGGGCGCCAGTGCCAAGGACTGGGCCGCAGCCGTGGCAGAGATTGACGAGGCCGTAGAGGCCCTGCGCGCCGCCCGGTCGTATGCAGAGACGCACATGGGGGCTTCCAATGTCTGACCCCATCCTGCGCGCCATCGATCGCCAGCAGACAGCCTGCACCCTCTTGGCCCTGCGCTCCGTCCTCACTGGCAAAGGCAAGTGGTCAGACGATCTTCACGGACCGGCATACCAAGCGAAATTCGAAGCACTCTGCGGGAGGTGGAAGGGATGACCGACCTGATCCTAGCCAAAGCAGAGCGCCTGTGCCTTCTCAGGGACGCGCACAGGGCCAGACGGGGCCACCGCAGCACATCCGCCATCATGTCCCGCCTGCGCGCTGTCACTGCCCGTATTGCGGCAATGGAGGCGCGGAATGGGTAACGTGGTCCGACTGCCTTGGCCGCCGCGCCAGCTTTCACCGAATGCCCGCTGCGATCGGCGCGCAATCTCGGGCGTCCGCAAGGAATACCGCAGCGCCTGCGGATGGGAGGCGAAAGCAGCCAAGCTGGAACCCGGTTCGCATGTGGTGGTGAAGTTCTGCCCTCCTGATGCGCGCCGCCGCGACGTGGACAACATGCTTGCCAGCATCAAGAGCGGCTTGGACGGGGTGGCTTCGGCCATCGGTCAGGACGACAGCGAATGGCAGTCCCACACATTGACGCGCGGACCGGTCGAGAAGGGCGGCGCCGTCTACATCGAGCTGCGGGGTGAAATCTCATGACCGCAGCAAAGAAACAGCCCGCCGAGGAACTGGCATTCCAGGGCGGGCCTAACCAAAGCGCACCAAAAGGAGAACCGCGCATGGCTTTGAACAAAGATACCACCAAACCCGAAAAAGACAATGGCTGGCGGTCCATCGGACAGATCGCGCGTGACATCGTGGAGGCGCAGAAATGCTGACCGCCTACAAAGCACAGGCCATCAATTTCGCCTGCAATCGCCTCCGTGACACGCTCAAACGCTGCGACCCGGCGCTGTCTGACAGCCTGCGACTGCAGGTCACGCAGCTTGTCAAGGAGTGCCTGCGCCAAGGCTACAAGGGGCAGGCGGAGATCCACCCAGGAATCGCGAAAATGGCGAAGTGGGGCAAGTGCTCCGAGCGCCAAGCCAAGCGAAATATGCGCGTAATCGAAGGGTGGAAAGTGGCCCAGGTTGTGAGCGATCAGCGCGGCGGCCAGCGGGCTACACGATACTGGATTGAACCTGATTTTCTGCTGCGGCAGGCCATCGTTTTTGGGGCCAATCCTAGCCCAGATATGATGGCCGAAATTCGCGACCTTTTGGACGGGTTTAGGGGTGACATCAGGGGGGACATCAGGGGTGACATTTGTCATGACACGTGTCACCCGGAGATACGTAGTATCTCTTACGTAGACGAAAAGCGAGAACGAACAAAACCACTCTGCAAGCGCAGCGGAGGTGGCGATGTTTGATCTGTTTGAAAACGAAGCGCAGTCCTCAGCCAAGCCCAAGGAACTCAGGGCGCACCAGCGGCGGGCAATCGAACTGATCCGCAATTCTCTGGCTAAGGGAAATACTCGGGTTGTTTGCGAAGCAGCCACAGGTTTCGGAAAGACGCTGACAGCCGCGAAAATCATTGAAGGTGCCCTGGCCAAGCGGAACAAGGTGATCTTCACCGCTCCGGCCATCAGCCTAATCGACCAGACCGTTACCGCCTTCGAAAACGAGGGGATCCGCGATATCGGAGTGATGCAGGCGAACCACCCGAGAACCGATAGCTTGGCGCGTGTGCAGGTAGCATCGGTACAAACGCTGGCGCGCCGCGAAATCCCCGAGGCATCGCTTGTCATCGTGGACGAATGCCA